GAAGAAATGGCTGGAACAGTAAATGGTCCAATCCGTTGGACGCAATAGACGAGGATATTGTTTAATGACCCCCGCCGCCTTCAGAGAACTCACCAAAGACCTTGGCTTCACCACGGGCGACGTGGCCGTCCTAATGGGTGTGACCCGCCGGACTCCTCAGCTCTGGCTGTCCGGCCACTCCCCCGTCCCCCAGTCCGTTGCGATCCTGCTGCGGGCCATCAAGGACGGCCTGATCCCTTTGGATTGGGTCGAAGACCGAATACTTGAGACCATCAAGTTATGATCTAATTAACTTTCCTGACGCCCGAGGGGGTGTGTCAGGCATAGGGGGCCGGGGAGCAGGTACTGCGTTTCCCCGGCCCTTTTTTATTCGCCCGGCCTGCCCCGCTGCCAGCCCCACAAGCAACGCATGCGCGTCCCGGCGGGCGTCATATAGGCCCGGCCATCCTCCAAAAGTTTATTTAGGGCTAAATTAATTTTTTCAGGTGTCCCCTCATGGCGGAACCGATTTGTAACATAGTACATGCTCAGGTAACCCTCCCTCTGCATCACGTTCCAGATCACGTCCGCCAGATCCTTTTCAGGGATTGGGGACAAATCGAACAGCTCCCAATCGATATGCTCATCCATGCCAAGGGCTCCGTTTTTATGCGAGGGGAACAAGGGGGACAGGGGAACAGCTTTTCCTATTTCCGCTGTAAGGAGAAATATATATTTTTCCCATTTTATTATTTTTTTATTTTCTTATTTTAATTATTTTCCTATTTACTCTTCCCTTGTTCCCCTAAAAAGAAAAAATGTAATGAAATTAAGGGTTTGGCGAGGGGAACAGTTGGAGGGGAACAGTTGAAAAGGGGGAACGATGTTGTTCCCCCTTTTCCGTCAAAATGGTGCATCAGTGAAATCCTTGTCGCTGTTGAAGGCTGCCCTCACCAATTTCTTCACCAAGTCGCTTGTCATCGCTTCGCCCGAGGGGGACAGTGCCCCCCGCCTGTACCAGACGATGTGCTTGTCCTCGACCTTGTTGATTTTGCAGTTTCTGCCCTCAATCTGGACCAATCCCATGTCGCTCAGGATGTGGGCGAGGCGCGACGTTTGGGGCATATCAACCCCGTCCATCCGGGCCATACGGTTAAGATATGTAACATCGACAATGTCCTGACTGATGACATCCTCACGGGCATACTTCTCAATTGCCGACTCCACATTGTCCCGGTCTTCGGAAACGTGCATCGACTTCATGTCCGCGAGGCCCTCGGTCTCAGGGGCGCGGCCAGTGGCGGAGAAGTCGCCCGAGACCTTGTAGTCGGTGAAGAACCGGGCGAACACGTCCGGGCGAGTGTTGAGGTCATCAAAAAGCTGATCGAAGTAAGCTTTCAGCCCGGCACCCCCTCCCAGCTCGTTGAACAAATCCTCCTTGCGCGTCTGCCGGGTGGAGATCACGCAGTAGCGGCGGTCGTTGTCACCGACCGGGATCGCGTCGGCGTGATTGGTGAACATCATGTAGGAGGTGAAGTTGGGGACCGTCCGCTCGTTCTTGTTCTTGGACACGACCGGGATCTGGTCATTGGTGATCATCGGCTTGAGCTTGTTCAGGATCGCGTACTTGTTCAGGCCCTGAATGTAGATCTCCTCGACGCAGGCCAGCACCGAACCCTCGGCCCAGCCCGTGAAGTTCGACTCGATGGCCGTCGTCGAGATGACACTGGTCTGTCGCCCCATCAGGCGCTCCATGACACGGAAGAAGTATGTCTTGCCGTTGCCCTCGATGCCCTTGATCAGGAGTGCCCACTGCACCCTCTTTCCGGGGTTCTGGTACACGAAGGCCATAAAGTCGAGGATGATCTGGCGCTCGCGCTCGACCCCGACCATAAGGCTCAGGTGCGCCATGAACCGATCCATGACCGCCCGCCCGGCCCCGTCAATCTCGTCGCAGGGCTCCGCGCCGCTCTTCTCATGGGTGTTGAGGTAAGAGAGACCGTTCTCCAACTGGAAAATGCGCTCCGCGCCCGGCCAGAACATCTTAGAGGCCACGGTAGGGATGCGGCAAAAGTTCAAGGCAAAGCTGGCGGCGTCAGCTACGTCCCCCGCCAGCACCTCGGGCATGCGGTCGAACTTGGCCCTGAATGCCTCCCGCTTGATTGAGTGGCGGGTGGAGACCATCTCAAAAGTAGCGTCGGCCTCGCAATAAACCCAGTCGGCCAGCCAACTGGGCCCGTCAAAAGGGCCGCCCTCGGCTCCCTCCACGGCGCCAGCGGTCGAGCGACCGGATACCTTGGCGGGCTTGAACGCCTTATTGATGACCGACTTGGTCATCCCTGCCCCCTTGCCAAAGGTGTCGTAGGCAAACCCGGCGAGCATCATCCGCATGTCGGCCCGGAGCTGGACCTCCCCGAGGGCGCTGACCTTGTTGCGCAGGGCAGTGTAGCCCTCCAAAGAGCGCAGCGAACGCGCCTCGGCCTCAAGGGCGACATAGGTTGAGCCCGTGGGCTGGATCTCGACTGCGGCGCGGCGCCCGCCGGATAACTTGATGATCGACGCCATCGTAACGGGACGCGCCGCCCCGCCGAACGACCGCCACTTGGTCCGCATCTGGCGCGGGTCATGCTTGGAGCTGAGGGCGCTCCACGTCGCCCAGCGGTCCCAGCCGTCTTCGGAGCCACGGAACTCATGGAAGAGCGCCATGCCGACGCGGACCCACTCGTCGTAGTCTTTGCCCTCGGCGGGGTAGTTCTCAAGGAGGGCGTCGATCTCGCCAATCGACATGCCAAGCGGCTCGGCGGCGACCATTGCCTGAAGATCGCTGAAGTCGTCGTCCTCACCCCCAACCGTAATCGCGATTTCGGTTAGGTTGACTACCCAAGGCTCCCCGTCCTGACGCAGGGACCAAGGCGTGACGCCCTCGCGGTTACTAGGCAGAAACATCAACTGGGACATGGTAAAGCTGCACGGATCCACGTCACCAAGGTCTACAAGGCGAACGATGTCGTTGACGATCACCTTGTACTCGTCCTCGTTGACGGGGCGGCTCAGGGGGACGCACAGGCGGAACCGGGGGGCCTCGGGAGTGTGCCGGAAGGTCGAATAGGCGACAAAGGCGCCGGGGAGCGTCATCCCGAGCTGAAACTCAATGTCGGCCAGCGAGCCTTGCGGGGCGTCGAAGTCGAGCGTGGCGACCGTGCGCACGGCGATATTGCCGTCGGCCCTGCCCTTGGTCTCGTCAGCCCTTACGCCACCTACGAAGGCCGCGCGGCCCACACTGGCCTCCTTGCTGATATACGCCTTGAACGTACTCAGTGTCGTGGCAAAGGGGCCCCACTCAGTCTCCCGTGTCTCCGCTGAGGCGAAATTTTTGCAGTAAGTGAAGCGGATCATCATGCTTCACCTTCATCAGAAACGGGAATGCCAATAGACCTAATACGGGCAACGGCCTCCTCATATTCATCATCAAGTTTTGTCAGTGCCGCAGTGTGTTTTTCAAATGCCTCTTCGTATTCCTTAAAATTCATGTGATCAAGTTTAGGGAGAGGGACTGCCTCAATTTTTTTACGTTCGGTCCACCAAATGTCACGCAAAATGCGGCGTTGGTCTTCCACACTGCAATCGGAGACGAGCGGCAAAAACGTCGCAGCCATGGCGTCAGATGATAGGGCGGCCTTCACCTCCTCAAGATCAAAACGCCTGTGCCCCGAGGGTAATTGGATGCAAGGAATGCGACCCTCTTTGGCTAAACGGCAGACCGTCTGCTTCGTCAGCCCGATCTCCTTTCCCAATTTTGTGCTTGTAAGCATGACTCAATTTCCTTCGTTCGTGATTGACACTAAGAGGAGGATAACGTAATAATTCGTCGTTAGCAACAACCCTTGAAGGAACCCTGAAATGCTTGAACTTGAAATGCAGAAGCTCACCGCCGCCATCGAAGCTCTGACCGTTGAACTTAGGTCGGCAAAGGCCGGTAATGAATTGCCGACCGAAAAAGAAACTCCGACAAACCCCGACAAACCCCGACAGAGGAAGCCGAAGGTGACGCCGGAAGAGGTTGAGGCGCTCGTCGAGGCGGTCAAACCTGTGGAAAACACCGAATGCGTTGATCAACCCCTAAAGGACAAGGCCGAAGAGGGCGCCGCCATCACGGCAGAAGACCTCAAGACTGTGGCTATGGAGATCGCCCGCGCTGACAGCAGCGCCCGCCCCCTGATCCTGAGCATCCTCAGCGAGCATGGCGCCAAGACCATCACGCAGCTCGACCCCAAGCACTACCAAGAGGTCCACGCCGAGCTGATGAGCATCGCCTACGACATCGCCAAGAACGGTGAGGTGGTCTGATGGTTGATCGTTACACGCGGGGCTATGAGGAAGAACGCCACAGGGGAACCCGCATGGGAACCCTGTGGGCAAATCATGAGGTTGACGGGGACATCACTATCTCCCCGTACTTTGACGAACTTGACCATGTCAGCAAGATTGATGTTCTGGGCGACTTTATTGCTCTTTTGAAAAGAGAACGGGATGTCTTGACCCGCATGGGTGAGTTTGACTTCAGGGGGACAAAAAAATGACCGCACACGCCAAACTGAGCGCCTCGGGCGCACACAGGTGGATGAACTGCCCCGGAAGCGTCAAAGCCGAGGAGGGGCTGAAGGACAGCAGCAGCTCCTTCGCCGAGGAGGGGACGAAGGCCCACGACCTCATGGAGATGATGCTGACGGGCAAATTCATTCGCGTTGACGACTACGACTTGGAAATGCGGGAGCATGTTCAGACCTACGTCAGCTACGTCCTTAGCCAGAAAAAGCCCGGCGACGCCCTGTTCGTTGAGCACCGCGTGAATTTCAGCGAGTGGGTGCCGGAGGGCTTTGGCACTGCCGACACCATCATTGTCAGTGACGAAGTCCTGCACATCGTGGACCTGAAGTATGGCAAGGGCGTCCCCGTCTACGCGGAAAACAACCCGCAGCTCATGCTCTACGCCTTGGGGGCATACGACGAGTGCATGTTCATTTCTGACTTCCAGTCGGTCAAGATCAGCATCGTCCAGCCCCGCCTCGACACCATCAGCGAGTGGGAGATTTCGATCACCGACTTGCTGAAGTTTGGGGAGGTCGTGCGTCAGGCGGCGCTCGACACGCAGAACCCCACGGCCAAGCGCGTCCCCGGCGAGAAGCAGTGCCGGTGGTGCAAGGCCAAGGCGACTTGCCCCGCGCTCTATAAAATGACCAGCGACATCTTGATGGCCGACTTTGAGCAGATCGATGAGGCGCCAGCGCCCCACAAGCTGACCTTTGAGCAGCTCAGGCTGGCCCTTGAGAATAAGGGTTTGATCGAGGCATGGCTTTTATCTGTGGAAAACTCTGTGAAGGATCTCCTGCTTGAGGGGGGAACTTTCGAGGGGTTCAAGCTGGTCGAGGGAAGGTCGATACGCAAATGGTCGGACGAGGATCAAGCTGGCGAGCGCCTTGTGGATTTGGTTGGGGAGAAGGGCGCCTACACCAAAAAACTGATCAGCCCCGCGCAGGCAGAGAAGCTGTTGGGCAAGAAGGACAAAGCCAAGATCGGCGACATCATTGCAAAGCCCCGTGGCGCTGTGGCGCTTGCGAGGCAGAGCGACCCCCGCCCGGCAATCAGCCCCATAGATGCCGACTTTGACGCCCTTGACGGCGACGAAACTGAAGCGTAACGTGTTCAAGCGTCACGAAGTGGCGTTCAACCCTAGAAGCTAGAAGGACCAAACAAAATGTCTAAGATCATCCTGAAAGATGTGCGTCTCTCGTTCCCCAGCCTGTTCCACAAGGCTGTGTTTGACGGCAAGGAGACAAAGTTTGAAGCCACCTTCCTGATCAACAAGGCAAGCAATGCCGCGAAGATCAAAGAGATCAAGGCCGCCATTGACGCCATGATCAAGGACGACTTGAAGGGCGCCAAGCTCCCCCCGGATAAGATCTGCATGAAGGACGGCGACAGCATTGACTACGCTGGCTACGCCGGAACCATGAGCCTGAAGGCGTCCAGTACGAAACGCCCCATCATCATTGACCGCGACAAATCGCCGCTGACCGAGGATGACAACAAGTTTTACGCGGGCTGCTACGTCAACGCCTCTTTGGAGCTGTGGGCGCAGAACAATCAGTTCGGCAAGCGCATCAACTGCAACTTGCTGGGTGTCCAGTTCATGAAGGACGGCGAGCCCTTCGCCGACGGCGTCAAGGGAAGCATTGACGACTTCGAGGCCTTCACCGACGAGGACGTTGACTTCATTTAACCTTTTGCGGGGTATTCCACCCGCAGCCGAAGCAGCAACGGGCGAGCGTTCAAAGGCGCTACAAGGTAAAGTTCGGCCCCCGCGCATAAACTCATCGCCGTGAAACTTTACAAGCTGCAACCAAACGTCAGGTAGGCGTGACAGGCGGGGAGAGACCCGCACATCAATCAACTGAGGCCACTCCTCATGCTAGTTCTCGACTGCGAAGTTTACACCGACTATTTCCTGATCATGTTCAAGAACATCGAGAGTGGGCGCTACGCCTCCTACGAAATGTTTGATGGGCAAGAACTGAACAGGTCTCGCGTCATTCAGTTGATGAAAGAGAACACGACCGTCTCCTTCAACGGCTTTGGCTACGACATCCATGTCATCACCGCCGCCCTTGAGGGCTGGCCCTGTGACGCCATCAAGCGTTTCTCCGACGAGATCATCAAATCTAACTTGCCCGCATGGCAGGTGGCGAAAAATAATCGCCTGCGCCTAGTTCATCATTGGGATCACATTGATGTGATCGACGTAGCACCCGGCAAGGCTGGCCTGAAGATTTACGGGGGCCGAATGCACGCCCAAAAGCTTCAAGATCTTCCCATAGCCCCTGACGCCAGCATTAGCCCTGAGCAGCGGGTGGAGCTGCGCCGCTACTGCAAGAACGACCTCGACACGACTGAGGCCCTCTACCGCAGCCTTGAGCCAGCCATCAAGTTGCGGGAACAGATTGGCGCCCAATACGGCGGCATCGACTTGCGCTCCAAGTCTGACGCCCAGATCGCCGAGGCCGTCATCAAATACCGCCTGCACGAGTACACGGGCCGCACCTACAAACCCCGCAAGGTCGCGGTGGGGCACGAGTGCCGGTACGAGGACCCCAAGATTGTTTCGTTCCAGAGCGAAGAACTCCAGAAAGTTTTCCACAAGATTTTGAAGACGGGCTTTCCGGTCGGCTCGAACGGCGCGGTCACGATGCCTGAGTGGCTCAAGAAGCAGCGCATAAAGATCGGCACGACTGAGTACCAGATGGGGATCGGCGGCCTGCACTCCTGCGAGAAGCGCCAGAGCGTCGTGGCGCGGGATAACCAAATCCTTGCCGACTTCGACGTGGCGTCTTATTACCCCAGCATCATCTTGAAGTTGAAGTTAGCGCCCAAAGACATGGGGTCAGACTTCCTGCTGATCTATCAGGACATCGTGACCGAGCGCCTTCAGGCCAAGGCCCGGGGCGACAAGCTCACCGCCGACACCCTGAAGATCGTCGTGAATGGCAGCTTCGGGAAGTTGGGCAGCATGTACAGCGCCCTCTACGCGCCGCAGCTTATGATCCAGACCACCATCACCGGGCAGCTCTGTTTGCTCATGTTGATTGAGTGGGTGGAGAGCGTCGGGGCCAAGGTGGTGAGCGCCAACACGGACGGCATCGTCGTCCTGTGCGACAAGGGCCGCGAGAAGTGGCTGGAGGAGGCCATGTTCGACTGGATGCTGACGACCTCATTCGAGTTGGAGCGGTCAGACTACCGTTCCATCCACTCCCGGGACGTGAACAATTACATCGCCGTGAAGCCTGACGGGAAGACCAAGCGCAAGGGTGTCTACGCCGAGCCGGTGTTGAGCAAGAACCCCGACTTCACTATCGTCATCGACGCCGTGGCGGCGTTCCTGAGCAAGGGCACGCCGGTTGAGGAGACCGTCCGGGGCAGCACTGACGTGAAGGGCTTCGTAACCGTGCGGCAAGTCACTGGCGGGGGGTTGTGGCGCGGGGAGTATCTGGGCAAGGCCGTGCGGTTCTATTACTCAACCGAAGTGGGCGCAGACGAGTGCATCCACTACGCGAAGAACTCCAACAAGGTGCCCCGCTCCGACGGAGCCAAGCCGATGATGGAATTGCCTGACACAATGCCGGGCGATGTGGACTATGATCGTTATATTGAAATGGCGCATGAGGCGCTCAAGGATATGGGAGTGATGAAATGACTGACACAAATAAAATGATTGATGAGTGCATCGACTTGGGCACGGTGATGCGCCCGTTCCTTATGGGCAAACGGGGCCCGGTTGTGATGACGACGCTGTGCATGCTCACCGCTGAGGCCATAATAAATACAGCCCCTGATGCTAGTACGGAAGAAATGTTCCGCATGGTTGACCAGTGCATCCGCGACTACACCATGCGTTTGGAGGATGCCGCCAATGACGCCCCGTGAAGTGATCCCCGCAATCATAACTGAGGAGATTGAAATGGAAGTTGAAAACGCATTGAAGGGCCTTATTACGGCTGTTGAACCAAAGGCAAAAACCATTCGTGTCACACGCGAGGAAATAGAAATGGCCGAGGCCTTTGGCATGACGATTGTTGAATACGCCCATTACAAGGCAAAAATTATGTAAGCGCAGGCCGAATATGATGCGTGGCTCCAGACCCCCGCAGGCGTAGAACATATGGCCAAACTTGAGGCCCAGCGCCAGCGTAGGCTGAAGCGTGACCGTGAGTACAGCCGCGCCTACCGCGCCCATAAGGCACTGGAAAAGAAGAATGCTTGAGAGGACTATTGAGGCGGCGCTCGTCAGGCGCGTGACGAAATTGGGCGGCTTGTGCGAAAAGTTTGTATCGCCCGGTCGGCGCAGCGTACCCGACCGCATCGTCACCCTGCCGGGTGGGCGCATCGTCTTCGTCGAGGTGAAGGCCCCCGGAAAAGGGCCGACCGAATTGCAAGAGCGCGATCACTGGCGGCGCAGAAAGCTTGGCTGTGAAGTCATGGTCATCAACAGCATCGAAGACGCCAATGCTTTCTCGTAAGGATCTTCACGCCTACCAGAACCGCGCCGTCTCCTTCATTCGGGACCGGCGCCGGTGCGGCCTTTTCTTGGACATGGGGTTAGGAAAAACTTCCTCTGCACTTACTGCCGTCAGCGACCTCTTCGATGAGTTCTCTGTCCATAAGGTTTTGATCGTCGCGCCCCTGCGCGTGGCCAACAGCGTCTGGGCGCAGGAGGCGCGCAAGTGGGAGCACCTAAAGCACTTGAAGGTATCAGTCTGCACGGGACCGCAGAAGGCGCGTCTAGTGGCCCTACAGGCAGACGCGGACGTGTTCGTGATCAACCGGGAGAATATGCCTTGGCTCGTTGAGAAGCTGGCGTTCAAGTGGCCCTTTGACATGGTCATCATCGACGAAAGCAGCTCATTCAAGAACCCGTCCTCCCAGCGTTTCAAAGCGATGCGGCGTGTGGTGGCGAGGACTGAATACATGGTCCTGCTGACTGGAACACCGTCACCCAACGGCCTCCTCGACGTGTGGGCGCAGATGTACCTGATCGACTTCGGGCAGGCGTTGGGCCGCACGATGAGCGCCTTCAAGCAGCGGTTCTTTGAACCTGACTACATGGGTTACAATTTCATCCCACGGGAAGGTTCCGCCGACAAGATCCACAGCCTCATGGCCCCCAGCGTCATCCACATGAGTGCCGAGGACTACCTTGACCTCCCCGAGCGCATTGACATTATTGAGCGCGTGGACATGAGCCCCACTACTCTTGAGGCCTACAATGACTTTGAGAAGACCCTGTTCACTGAGTTGGAGGATGGCGAAGAAGTTGAGGCATCTACTGCGGCAATCCTCGCTAACAAGCTTTTGCAATTTGCCAATGGGTGCATGTACACGGGCGCGGAGGGAAAGTGGTCGGCGATCCACGAGGACAAACTCAACGCCCTTGCTGAAATCCTTGAAGACAACCAAGGCGAAAACATCCTTGTCGCCTACAACTACCGTTTTGATTTGGAGCGCCTCAAGAAGAGATTTCCAAACGCGGTCGTCCTCGACAAGTCACAAGAGACCATTGACCGCTGGAACCGGGGCGAGATCAAGATGCTGCTGGCGCACCCAGCGTCCGCTGGCCACGGCCTGAACTTGCAGGGTGGCGGCGCCACTATCGTATGGTTCGGCCTGACGTGGTCGTTGGAGTTGTATCAACAATTCAACGCCCGCCTGCACCGGCAGGGGCAGCTCAAGCCCGTCAAAATTCTTCATGTAGTAGCGAGAAAGACCATTGACGAGCGCGTTCTTGGCGTCCTATCGTCCAAGGATGCAACGCAGAAGCAATTGCTTGCCGCTTTGAAACCGTGATCGACTTTAACATTGAGATGGAGGTTAAATGAAGTTTCTCATCACTATGAATATGCCTTCTTATAAGGGTGGCGCCATCCACCAGATCATCTGCGAGTATCCGGCGACGGGGCTGGCCGACTTCTGTGACGCCTTGGAGAAGCGTGAGTTCACCATTATTGAAGAGTTTTACAAAAAGTTCGACGCAGCGAATAATCCTTACTATGAGTCCCAAGGGCTCACTTCTGTAAATTATCGCTACGTCGGAAAAGTCAAAGAACTGGGCCACAGGTCCAACAGCAACAAATATGGAGATTAAAATGGACCACACAGCAATCCTCACTGATGCCGTTTTGATCCTGCGCAACCGCGATGAGCAGTACGGCAGCATGGCGGAAACAATGACCCGCGCCTGCCAGATCTTTGAACTAATCACTGGGAGCCCGTTGAGCCCCTATCACGCCAACGTCTTCATGCATGCCCTGAAGCTGTCGCGCATCAGGACATCGCCGGGCAAGCTTGATAATTACGTTGACGGCATCAACTACCTCGCCTTCGCGGGTGAGTTTGCCGTGCCGCCCGGTGGCGCTGAGGCCCTTGTCAACGCCGGGATGCGTGACTTGGTCGAGCAAATGAACACGCAGGAAGTGTAGCAAAATAGTACAGCGTATGTGTGTCTGCGTTAATCAATTGGTGACATCTTTGCTTCATGGTGGGGATGTCACCAACATTGATATGGAGATCGACATGCAGACGATACAGAACAAGCTCCGCCGCTTTGAGACCCTGATTGATCCTCGTTACCGCACCAAGCGGGAGTTCCTCATTAACCCGGACGGGCTTGAGGCGGCGGACTACATCGACAACTTTCAAAAGCATATGGGCTACATTATCGCCATTGCTTTTGAGCATATCGAAGATGAGGCGGTCCACGAGCGCATTACGCGCCACGGCTACGCCGCCATCAAGGGAGTTAAGTGATGGATATGGAGTTCAAGATTATCGGCGCCCTGATGCTGCTGGTTGGAGTTAACGTCATCATTGGGTGGGGAGGATGAGCGAACTCGTCCAAGAACTGCGCGAGCGCATCGCCACGCTGGAGGAGGAGATCCGCCAGTACCGCGAAGACATGGCGGACGTTGATAGTATGCTGTTCAACATCCTGAGCCGCCAGCAGCTTGCGTTGCTTCTGGCGATCAACAAGCGCCCGATGGCGTCCTATGCGTATCTCGACCATGTGTCTGAGGATCATGG